CCCCCTACAATGTGAGAAAAGCCATTTCGCCAATTCCCACCCAAAAATCCAAAAAATCAAAAAAAATCCCCCAAAAATCCAAAAAATCAAAAAAAATCCCCCAAAAAAATTCTCCCAAAATTCCCCAAAAAAATTCCCCAAAAAATTTCCCCCAAAAATTGAATCAAACTTTTAGTAATTATTTGCCCCAAAAAAAAAATTTTACTTAAAATTATTTAAAAATAAGTATTCGCAATTATACAAATAATTATTTTTTTTTTTCAGCGTCGCCCCCTCCCAAAGACGATGTTGTTTTATATAATAAAAATCTGATGTAAATATCTTGCACGAGAAATTGCTGTGTAAAACATTCTACTATCAAACATTTTTTTACTATCAATAAATAAATTAAATTCTGCTGTCTCACCTTGGATACTATGCGTTGTGAAACAATGTCTAATTTCTGCTTTTGTTTTTATTGGTTTCTCACCAATTACGATTTCTCCATTACAATATAATCTATTATTTTCTAATACATAGTATTTTTCAACAGGAAATTTTCCAGCGAATAATCCAGTATAATAATCTTTTAATTGATTTGTTCCGCATAATATCATATCATTCACATTATATTTTTCTTTCAAATCTTCAATTGAAATTATACGCCCTAATTTTTTAAATTCATTGATTACCCATTTGTTTATCTCAAACTTATTTTTTTCTTGAGAAATCATTTCTCTTAATCTATCTAATATGCGTTTCAATTTTTCATCTTTACATCTATAGTTAGTATTATATTTAATGATATTATCAAAACCAGTATTATTCATTTCTTCTTTATTTTCAATAGGAGGTAATTGATAACCCAAATCTCCACACATTATTATTTTCATATCTCCATATATTTTAAATATGAATTCTTTTTGTTCTTCTGTCATCATTGAAACTTCATCAATAATTAACACATTTGATTTTTTTTTTATTTCACTTATACGAATTGGGTCTTCTGTTATTAATCTCGCCCATACAGAACAATTTATTCCAGTTTCTTTATTTTTACATCGAGCAAGTTTCCAAGATGGAGCAACAAATAATACTTTTACTAACCCTTTATCATCACAATTATATTGAGTTTTTCCACAACCACCAGCGCCTAAATGTAATTCTTTATTAAAATGATTTCTCATCTGTGAATTACAAATAATTAAATCTTTTTCTGTAGCAGATGATACATAACTATTACCAGCAATATTATTAAAATTAACTTCATCTTTTACACGGAATACATTTTTTAATTCAATGTGTTCCTGAATATGATAAATACCATCAACACAGATTCTAACAACATTATCAATATCAATTTCTTTTAATTGTTCTATAACATTAATTCTCTGATACGCTGTAATAAATGCTGTAATATGTGATAAATGGTAATTGTGCTTTTTCTTAAATGAAATACAACCTGACTTATTATCATAGTATCTTATTGTTCCTTCTTCACAATGTGCTTTAATTATTTCAAAGTATTCTTTGTTTCCTTTAATCCAAAATTTCTTTTCTAAGCTGTGCATATCACACATACCAGCCCATTTCGCATAATAAGAAGAACCATTTTCATCTTTACCATTTATCATTTCTTCTGTAAATTTAAAATCTAAAGGTTGAACCCCCCAACAACCACAAACAATATCATATTCTACTCCATTCTCTTTTAACATTAATAATTCTGGACTTGTATAAGGGTTATTATCTATATACATTTTCATTTTGTCATTATATGCTTTAAACCAATTATTAGTAAATCTTAAATTTGTTATTCTATACATACCAACACCCATTATTTTATCACAAGGTCTATAATCTGTAATCTTACCCAAAAACCCAGAATAAAATAAACAAGATTGAAAATTAGCGTATGCTTTTGTCATATCAATATGTTTTACATTTTCTCTATCATCTGAAAAATCAACTGTGCAATTATAGTTAGTTCCTTCACGGATAAATGAACTTAATTCATAATCATCTATATCATCTATTTTACAATACTTTAAACCAGTATCAATTTCAAACTGATTAAATAAGTCAGTCATTTCATTTTTTAATTTGTATTGTTTTTCAAGTGTATCGATATATGATACAGAATCATTATTTTTTCCAAATTCATAATACACTTTATCTTTGTTTAATTTTTTTTGTATTTTAATTAATTCATCTTTAGATACTTCAATGTAATTATTTTGTCCGACAACTTCATTTAAATCAACGTGATTCAATCTTGTATTTCTAAATTTAAAATGAGTTAATCTTTTCTTAACACTTTGACATTCAACAACTTTATTTTTGCAAAATGGTAAATCTACACTAATATCAATTTGAAGTATATTACATATTTCACTTATAGCATCTTCAGGGACACCATTAGCATATTGTTTTTCTAATTTATCTAATTCTCTAATTAATTTATCATATCTGTAAAATGTTGAATTTTTTGTTTCACAATTATCTTTAATTTGTATCGCCCATAATCTAATAGGATTAAATACACAATGTTTTATTCCTTCCCTAAATGCTTGAACTATTTTCTTTGTTGTTAATGTTTCACTTGGTTCATAGAAATACACATTACCTTTAAATTTTTTATTTTCAAATAAATCAGTATCACTATCTACATACCAATCATTTAAACTTATTTTTTTCCACCAATTATTAAATGCTGATGGTATAGTATATTCACGACTAATAATTATTTTTTTATTAATAATATATTCAACCATAATGGTATTACCCATATTATTCTTTAATATTTTTCTTAATTTTGATAGACTATCATTTTTTTCACTTTTAACATTCAATAATTGAACTTTATTTTTAATCGTTTCTTTCTGTGATTTATTCATTACTTTCTGCATCACCTTCTTCTTCTCTTTATTCTGTGCTTGTTGTTCCTTGACTGCTGAATTGTATTCATCTCTCATTATCTCATATATTTCCATCTTTACCTTATCACTATATTTTCTTTGCTTCTTAAATGCTGTGCCATATAACTCTTTACCGTAAGTTTCTACTGCTTGATTGATGGTCTTAAAACCGAGAGTATCTCTTAATGTTTTTTGAGCGGATTTTCCTAAAGAGTTCAGTTGGCGATTAGTCATTATATATATTTAACACAGAAAATAATTTTAAGTAGTTTTTTCGTTAAATATATATTTTACAATTTCCCTAAAGTATTTCAATATTTCAAATTTAATTTTTTTTTTTCCTAAAGATATTTTAATTTAATATACAAGTTAATTCAAATATCCAATAATAAAATCTTTCTCAATCTTTTACATTCCTTATCATAATTAAACTCTTCTCTATAATGATAAAGATTTCTTCTCATACTTTTCATTTTTTCTTTGTTTTCTAAATAATACTGCTTACAATTCGTAAGGTATTCTTCTGTGTGTGCTTCTCTGTATTTGTAAATTGCTTTCTTCTGTGTTAATGTATATAGGGGCATTGTTATATACTTAACAAATATTATTTCTAAATCAATTTTCCTTAATATATATCTTTTTCACTTGCTCTGTAAGAAAATCTACAAATTCAGCCAACTCCTTTTCATATTGCTCTTGATTGAATTTATTAATACAGCTGAAATGTGCTTTACGTTCTACAATATCAATTCTCTTGCATTTCCTTAATTTAGTTCCACATAATTCACAGTTCATATTATTCATCTATTTTATTTTCTAATAAATTAAACTTATCTAATGTTCCAGCGTAATGAGTCCATCTACTTTGATGCTTCTTAAGTTTATATTTTCCTATAATTTTAAATACTAATACTTAAATCAATACAAAAAACAATATCATCATATCTATTTTTATTTTTTCTTAAATCAAATGTCTTGATATATGGTTTCAAATTATCAGGTGTATTTTGTTTAAAGATTTCTAAATAATTAATATCTTGTATATCTTCAATAATTAATATACCATCATTTTCAAGTAAAGGTGAATATAATTCAAGAAATTTTAATTGAGAAATAAGTGTATGTGGTCCATCATCTAAAATAAAATCAAACTTCTTATTATTAAAACAAGAATCAACTATATATTTATCATAAGCATCAGCACTAATAATTCTGATTCTTTCTTTATCTTTTAGTTCTTCCCATACTTTTTCATAGTGCATATTATCAAGAGCATATACACAAGCATTAGAAAAATAATCATTCCACATTTTAATAGAACCACCATAACAAATTCCTACTTCTAATACATTTCTACAAGTAAATCTTTTTCTACATAATAATTCTTCATACAATGGTAAATATGAATGTGCGGTATTTTTATCAGTTCTTGTATTATCAACTAATTTAACCAACATATATTTAATTAATATTATTATTTTAAACAATTAACGAAATTAAACATCAATAAATTTGTGATTATCTCCTAAACATACACGAAGATATAGTTTTTCAACCTCTAATATATCTTCTTTATTAATATGAGAAAGAATATATCGTTTAAACTCTTCTTCACAACCCATATCATAGTTTCTATAATCAAAGACTTTTAAATATCTTGCTTTAATAGCAAACAAACCCATTACAATATCAATTTCATTATTAGAATAAGTGCAAACATTGTAAGTTTTTTGGATACATTCTTTATCTAAATTATCTAATACTAATTTGAAAAAATCATCTTGAAAAAGCATATATCTTCCAGTAAATTTAATTATCATATCGTCATTTTGAATATCATATTTTTTCATTACTGAAACTATATCTCGCATCTCATTTACTCCTTTGTGCAAAATCATATCATCTTCTACTTCAAAATGATTGTCTTTTGTATATAGTTTATCACAATTAAACACATCTAAAAAAGAACTTCCATCTTTACTATTTTCAACAATAATAGGTATAATATCTTTTTCTCTACAATGTTCTAATACATTTGAAACACCCAAAAAATATTCTTGGCGTCTTCTTCCAGCCCATTTAACACCAATTTTAGAATCAATACAACAAGTAATAATTAGATAGACTTTACCCATATATTACACAAATAAATTAATTTTTTAAATAAATTTATTAATAATTTAAATAAATACATTTGGAACAGATTTCAGATTTTCGTATGAATGAGAAGGAAAAACTCCTTGTGGATAATCTACTTTTTGCTTACCTCTTAAGTTTGCTTTTTTCTTTGGTATATAAGTAGATATGACTTTTGCACCACTTGTTAAACTTAAGGGGTCATAGTATGTTCTAAATCTTTCTTCTAAAGGTGCTTCTTTTGTTTTAAATAATCCTGAACCAGTCCCAAATCCTAAAACCCTTTCATTTTCTTTTGCTAAATTTGAAATAACAGCATTACCGAGTGAATGGCCGATTAATACTTTTTCACTTCCTTTATATTTTGTTCTTGCTTTATCTAAAACTGATTCTGCTTCCTTATATCTATTTGTATTTTTCAATCCAGCATTACCCAAAAACGCTAAATACGCATCTGTTCCTAAATCACGTGTAGAATAAGGATTCGTTCCAGCAACAGAAAAAACCATTTTATTTTCTAATGGATTGAAAAAGACTTTTGTTTCCTTATTACTTAATTCACTATCAATTTTGTAACCATAAGGGTTTAATTCTTCTTGTGCTTGGTTTAAATCATCTTCGTATGAAACATTTAAACCAGTTTCTAATGGTAAATCAGGATAAAAATTCCTATCAATAACTTTCTCATTTGTTAATTTACCTTGACCTACTAATTGTTTTGGTGAAAATGTATTTGGAACATAACCAGTATATATTTTCTTTCTTTGGTTAGTTCTTAAACTTCCATACATAATATAATAAGAGAAAATTATTCATCTATTATTTCTACTTCATCTTGATTGTAAAATATCTTTTGATTAGTAATATTAATAAATAGGTAATCGTGTGGTTTTTTATATAAGTCCAATAATCCTAAAGCAACATCTTTTTCTTGTTCTATTGTTTCTTCTACAACTTTTTCCCATTCAATCTTATTAGGTTTAAATATAATCAAATTACTAAATAGTTTTCTAATACTCAAAGGTATTGAAAGCCAAGATTGAATAAGAAATATTTGAACTAATTTTAAATGACGACGATTAAATGACATTTCTTTTAAAAAAAATTGTATATCATTATTTTTTAAACTGGCCCCGACATCATCATAAATTACTAAAGATGTTTTTTTATTCAAACTATTTTCTTCAACTGCTTTAAATATTTTCTGTAAATTTTCTAATGTCAATTCATCAAATAATCGTTCTTCAGAGTGTTTTTCAAATATATTTTTTTTTAAACTATTTCTTGATTGGGAAGGCATAATAACATATACAAAATCAAATACCTTATTATATATTCTATCTTTCCCTTTTTGTGCTAATAAAGAAATAAGTGTTGATGTTTTCCCTGAACCTGGCCGTCCAAAAATCGCAGTTGTATTAAATGAATTCATATAAGAAAATTGTGGAAAGTCCTTTAGGTGTTCTGTTAATGGATAATCACAAAGAAACTCTGGTGGGTGTAAATCAATCTTTTCAGTTTTTTTTATTCTTATCATATAATATATGTCAACAAAAAATACAAACAAAAACACAAATATTAATGAAAATAAAATCGTTATTGAGTTGCCTAAAGTCATAAGGAGAAAATCTACACCAAGACCAAAGAAAACTTTTGCACAAGCAGAAGAAGAATTAAATGATTTAGAAAATAAAGATAGACAATATCAAAAAGCAAATTACGGACAAGGTTTATCAGGAATAAATCCAAACATAAAAATTTCATTTAATCCAAGTTTGTATGGTTTTAATAAAACACCAATGGAAGTTCCACAACAACCACAGCCGCAACAACAACCACAACAACAAGCAGAACCACAACAACAAGAAGAACAAACAACAACACAATCAGAACCATCAGCACCACAATTTGGAGCATTTAGGGAAAATGATTTAAGTAATAGAAGTGGATTTAATGATATACGACAAGGATTTAGTCAGTCCTATTCAGCACCACAATTTAATAGACAAGATTTTACAGATAGAATGAATGCTGAAATACCTGTTGCAGAACCAATTGATGAAGGATATATGGGAGAAAGTGATAGAAAACCAACAAAAGCAGAAATAATAAAAGGATTGAGAGAAAATCAAAAAGGAAAAGAATATTTAGATTTAGAAAGACAATTTTTAGAACAAAGAAGAAAAGAAAGAAAAGAAAGAGAAGAAAGAAAAGAAAAACAAAGAGGAAGACCAGCAGGACAACCAAATAGACCTAAAGAAGAAATACAAAAAGAAAAACAAGCAAAAGAAGAAAAAAGATTAGCAAAAGAAAAAGCAAATGAAGAAGCAATATCTAAAGCAAAAGAAGAATCAAGATTAAAAAAAGAAAAAGAGCAAAAAGCAGTTGAAGAAAATATGAAATTAATTAAACAGCAAGAAGAAGAAAGAAAAGCAAAGCAAGATAAGAAAAAAGAAAAAGAAGAAAGAAAAGGTATGAGAGGGGAAGATACTAAAAAAAGAAAAAATGTTAGAATAGACCTTTAACAAAACACAACTTGAGGTGATGGTGGTCTTATTACTTTTCGTTGATTAAATGGTTGTTCCATTCTATTAATAATAACTATTGGTTTTTTCTGTTTCTTGATAATCTGTTTAATTTCTTCATCATCATCACTTGCTGATACATCATCATCATTTATTAATTCTTGTTTAATCTTATCTAAAATAGTTTTCTTTGCTTGTTTCTTTGCTTGTTGGTCTAATTTTGCTTTCATCTTTATTAATTGTTCTTCTAACTTTTGTTCTCGTAAAGACTTCTTATATTCTATTTGTTCTTCTGTCAAATTTGGTCTTCCTTTACTTCTTTTAGGAATTTCAATTTTTTCCTCAATAATTGGAATTTCAACTTTTTCTTCTAAAACTTTCTTTACTCTTGGTTTCTTAACTTTAGGAATTTCAATTTTTTCTTCTACAATTGGAATTTCAACTTTTTCTTCTAAAGTTTTCTTTGCTTCTGCTTTTTCTCTTTTTGCGTCTAATACCTTTTGAAATGCCATAATTTGTTTTTCTGTTCTTGGTTTCTTGACTTTAATTTCTTTAGGTTCATTTTTGGGTGGTAAATCAATAGTTTCAATAGTTTCAACAGATTCATCTTCTTTTTCAATAGTCTCATTAATAATTTTAATTTTGCGAGGCATTATATATAATTAAAAGAAAAAAATATTTTCTAAATAGAATATATGGAAGAAGATTTCCCAGAAACTTTCCCTTTAGACAGATTTATTCAACAAGGCGATTTTAATGCTATATTAGAAAGATTTGAAAATGGTAGAACAATTAAAGGTATTAAGTATAAGAAAGAATTAACAGCTGAAGAATTTATTAAACAACCACCTATTAGTGATAAAGAAGCAATGAAGAAATATTTAGAAGATGCTGAAAAGAAAATAGATGAGGAAAACAAAGAAAAAAATAATAATATATATAAATGATTGAAGACTCATCAGAATTCTACCAAATTGAAGAAAAATTTTTAGTCGTATTAGATAGTAAAATTCCCACTTCTAATGGTTCTAATTCTTTAACTGCTAAAAGTGATTTAATATTTGATTTAAAATTACCAATTATTAAACAGGTAGACGATATACAACTAAAATGTTCGGTAAAAAGTGCTGTTTTTCCAAATTCAACATATAACATCAATATTACTAATTCATACCTCGCTATTGCTTTAATAGATAATACAAATACACCAATAACTACTGGTAATATAAGTATCGCCATTCCATTTGGAAATTACAATACTGAAACTTTAAGAACAACAATGATTAATTTAATTAACCAAGAATTAAGTGATGCTGAATTTAATGATGTTACTATTAACATAACATATAATAACATAACTTGTAAATATATATTTCAATTGGTAAGTACTAATACGTTTTATTCTAATTTCTATATTTCAATGCAACCAAAAGATATAGGAACAATTAAATCTGTTTCTTTACTTGGTGATGTAATCGGATTCCAAAACGATTTTATTTATATATCAGGTTCTCTTAATGAATCACTAAATACAAATGCTATTTTTTCAAATACAAATAAAATAATAACAGCACAATTTGTTTCTAATTTATCAGGATTAAGAGCATTTAATGTAATATTAAGTAATTACAATACAAATAGTATTCAAATTGTTACATCTAATTCTCAAGTAGGTTTTAGAAATAGTATAATTAATTCCACATATAATAATACAGCATCAATTAATCAAATATTTAAGAATAATATTATATGTAATATTGTTTGTAATTGTAATCCAATGGAATATATTTTCTATGAAAAGCAATCTGATTTTTTTATAGATGTAAAAGACCCTGTATTTCAAAGAATAAATATACAACTTGTAGATACTTTAGGAAATCTATTGGATTTAAATAATTGCGATTGGTGTTTGACTTTAGAATTTTCTTTATTGAAAAAGAAAGAATTTAAGACAAGGTCATTTTACGAAATACTACAATCAGGGAGATTCTAAAAATTTTTTTTCTTTAATTATTATATGGCGACTGACTCCACTAATTTCATTGGTAATAAGTTCGGTGTTTCTAAAGCGTTTGATTATACTTTAAAACCTTCAGCAGTAAATGGAAGAAGTTACAGAGTTTCTGTAAATCCAAGTAATTCATCAGGAACTGGTTTTGCTCCTTCTTCTACTATTATATGGAATATTCCTTGTGGTATGAGAAAAAACACATTTATTGACCCAACTTCTTCGTATGTGCGGTTTAGTGTTAAATCAACAGCAAGTGCTACTACCGCTTCTAGTATTGTTCTAGGTAATAGTTTAACAGCAGTATCAACGGGAGCAGGGACAGCAAGTATTAATGGTGCTGGTGCTTTTTTAGACCATAATGCTTATAGTATTTTTAATACACAAACACTTTATTCAGGAAGTAACCAACTCGAAAATATTTCAGGGGTAAATATTTTATATTCTTATATGCTTGACACGAATTTTTCTTATAGTAATGCTTTGTCTAACTCTCTTAACTATGGTATGTATGTCCCAACAATTGACTCACAAGAAATTCGTAAAGGAACATTTTTATCGCAAATAGCTGTAGGTACTGCTGCTGGTTCTGCTTCGGCATCTGCTTACGGAAATGAAACCAATACTTATTCTATGCCTTTGCTTTCAGGTCTTCTTGGAATTGGTGCAACTTCTATGGTTCCTGCCTATGCCATCAATGATGTTCTCAGGTTAGAAATTCTTTTAGAATCCGCCCAAAAAGCATTAGTTACTGCTGGAACTTTTCAAGGTTTTACTTCTCCTACTTGGTCAGCAACTGCCCCTACATATATGGTTGTTTCCGCTGTGTTAGAACTTACCTATATAGAGTTATCAGATTTAGGAATGAGTATTGTTAATCAATCAACACCAAGTGGTTCTGCTATTTTCCTTGTTGGTCAATCCGCACGAAGAAATACACAAACTTTACCTGCTTCATCGTCAGGTTTGTATTCGGCATTAATTCCCTCAAAACTTGCCTCTCTTCGTTCCATACACGTTTTACCAAGGCGTTCAGTTGAAGATACCGCTGCAGATTCGTATTCGCTTTCTTCACGAATTAATCCTAATTGGGAATACGTATATTTTTCTATTAGTGGCGTTAATGTTCCACAGACACCTATTACGCTAATAAATCCATCAAATACTGGCGGATTCGGTGAGGCGCTGTGCGAATTGAATAAGTGTTTCCAAAGTCTTACGGCAACAGATAAGGCAACATTGTTAACTTCTACAAATTATAATGTTGCTGTTACATCAAATATTTCAGGTGTAGCACAAACAGGAGTATTAGGACCAAGTGCTGGACTTGAAAGTTACAAAAACGCATTCGCAATAGGTCTTGACCTACAGCTGTTTCATAGTGCTACAGAGATAATTACAGGGGTTAATACCCTGAATGAGTCTTTATATATAAATGCATCCTCAAGTGGTAGTGGTTCAAATTCTTTTAATCTTGATATTTTCTGTCTCTTTGATGCTCTGTTTATTGTAGACCAAACAGGTTATGTTTCTTTAAGATGTTAATTCTCTAATAATATATTTCATTCAATAAAAAAATATATTATGTAAAAATTGTATTACTTTTCCAATTTAGATTTATTGTAAATATTTGGAAGCATTTGTTGTAATGATTTTTTTTCATTTTTATTCATACCACCTTTTCCACCAATCATATTGTTATTACTCTTTCTTCCAATAATCACTATTGCGGTTTTCTTTCCAAGCATATATTAAGCAAAGAAAAAAAAATTAGATTTCATCAAATAGTGGTTCTAAATTTAATGTTAAAATCCAACTTGTCATATCTGAGGTTTTTGTTCCATCTATAAGTGAATTTGTCATTAAAGTATCGCTAAATGAATTATAGATTGAAATATCAAAAGTTTCTGTATATGGTCTTGAAATTGTTCGTGGGACATTTGTTGTTCCATTTACTGATTGTAAATAACAAATAGCACTGATAGATGATAACGTCCCAACGTCAGCGTTATTATCTACTTGACGAACCCAATTACCCAATATTTTTGTTGGTGAACCGTTTGTTTGTGATGATTTAGTAAAAGGTAATGTACACGCAATATAACCATTTCCACAAAGATTATTAATACTTGGTCCTGTATCTATATGGTCGTAATAAAATCCTGCTGATGTGTAAAATGTATAATGGACGTTGTAATATTTAACCTCATCAGGAAGAATACGAAAATTAATTGAATAAGTCCCATTATTATTATCTCCAGCAATTCTATCTGTTGATTTAATGACAAATGTATATACCATATATTAATAATAGAAAAAAATATTGAATATATATAAGATGCCTAAATATTTATCCAATACAACATTCTTTAGTGATAATCTTGGAACTTATATTGCTAATGGTGAAATAGAAACAAATAAATTGACTTTAACTGATTCAATTGTTAATGGCTCAAATTCTATTACTTTTACAGAAAATACACTATATACAAATATCCCACAAAACTTTTTTATTAATGGAACAGGATTAATTAAATATCAAGGAGTAAATTATAATATCGGACAAATATTGTCAGCATTTGTAGGTGGTGGAACTGTTTCACCATATCCAAGTATAACATATGATTCATCATTAAATACTACTACTTTCACAGGTAATTTAATTTTTCCTGCTAATAGTATAACATCAGCAAGTATAAATAATAGTGATTTTGCTACTATATCAACATCTCAAACACTTTCAAATAAATCATTCTCAGGAACAACTATATTTTCATCAATACAATTGAACTATAATTTAATAGTCAACGCAGGAGGAACAACAATTTTGAATTCTAATTTAGCACTGATAAATTTTCTATCAGGAACATCAAGTAATATAAATACTCGCTTTACTTCTAATGAAACTAATATAACAACATTGTTAAGTAGAACAACAGGGTTATCCAATAGTTCAACAATAACCACTTGCACTGGTCGCTGGATTTTCAATCAAACACCAACAATGGCTGGAAGTTTAAGATTAGATGTTTCTTTATTAGTAGGCAATCAGGGAAATATTACAATTACAAACGCAACACTCCAAAAAATAAATTACCTATCTAATGTAACAAGTGATATAAATACTTCATTAACAACTTTAACAAATGATATCACAACGAATACAAATAATATAACGACCAATACAAATGACATCACAACGAATACAAATAATATAACGACCAATACAAATGACATCACAACGAATACAAATAATATAACAACCAATAAAAATAATATAACAACCAATACAAATAATATCAATACGCTCAATACAAAAACTACCGATATTAGTTATACAACAGGAAATACAAATATTGCTAATAATACTAATGTAACGAATTTATTAATTTCAGCAACTATAAATGGATTTTCTAAAGGTGATTTAAATAATGTTATTACTCAATGTGCGAGTTTGGGTTCAAATTGTCAAAACCAAATTAACGATGCTATTAGTAAAGCAAATTCAGCACAGAATAAAGCAGATACGGCAAAAAATAACGCAGACAATGCCCAAGGAACAGCTAATACAGCATTGGCACTGGCAGGAACAGCAAATGGGGTAGCAGCAGGAGCAGCAACAGTAGCGGCAGGAGCAGCAACAGTAGCATCAGGTGCAGTTTCAGTTAATACGACACAGCAGACAGAAATAGATGATTTACAGGGGGATGTAGGTCAACTTCAAGTTAAATGCACCCAATTATCATATAACCCACTAACCTCAAGAACATCAATATCACAAACCTTAAATAGTCCATTTTTAGAAATAGGTAATTTAACTTCAGGTTTTAATCAAACTTCAACCAACCAAATCACATTAGCAGGATTGTTAAGATGTAATAATAGAGTAGAAATTAATAATACTCTTGAACTTGTAAATAACAATAATATAATAGTAGAAGGTATTATTAATCAAGACAACGCAACACCACTTAATGCTGGAGTAAATCAATTTCAAGCACCAACAAATTTTAATGGGAATGTTATTATGACAAATACATCAACTAGTATTAATGCTACAACTACACAGATAGGAACAAATGCGGTTTCAATTTTAAATTGTAATTCTACAGCATCATTTGGAGGTGATATTACTATGCTTACTAATAAAAATTTACGATTAAAAAATATTGTTCCTATCTTATTAGATGACATTTATTTTGGGGGTGAGGCAGGAGTTCATACTACGGATGATGTTGTATTTAATATGAAAATTATAGCAAACCAACCTTTACAAATAAATAACACCTGTCAAATCGGAACGACAATAAATAGAAATACATTAACTTCATATAATACAACAACTATATTAGATGCTAATACAGGAATTACTTTAACAACACCCACTATTGGAATAACTGCGCCATTAGTAACTATAGGACAAGCAGACGCAACCTCTATAACTTTAAATAGTTCAGGTGTGTATATAGGACGATTATTAGGAACAAATTATCTATATGGTACAACATACGCAGGTTCAATATATGCTACTAATTTATATTCGGCAACTGGAGTTTTAGGTATGGCAGGACAGGTTTTTCAACAATTTTGATTTAAAAATTTAAAGTCTTTAGAATATATAGAATGAGTTTTCCTGTTTTTAATAGTGATCCAAGTTTTAATAAAATAACATCATCTTATTTCAAAGACCTTATTGATTTGTCAGGTAATTTTATTATCAGAAATGGAACTATTAAAAGTCCTGCGAATACTATAGAATTTGATGATGAATTTTCATTTATTAATATCCCTAACTCAATGAATGTATTAACACAATTAAAAGTAAATTATGATTCTGTAGAATATGATGTTGGATTACAATGTGAAAAAACAAATACATTAGTTACTGATGTAGCAATATTATCACCAATTGTTAGTGATACTGCTTTTAAATGTACCAATTTTTATTACGACCAAGCATTGAATTCTACTATTTTCAGTGATAATGTCAGTTTTGGTAATGGAACTATAGCGAGTATAGCAATAAATAATAGTTCATTTGTAGATTTAACAAACAATCAAACAATTTCTGGAGCAAAAACATTTAATACTGCACCAACAATGTCAGGAGCAAATATAACAACAGGGTCTATACCCATTGGACGAGTCAGTGGCACGGCAGTAAATTTAAATACGGCACAAAGTATAACTGCTACAAAATCATATTCAGTGGTTCAAAATTTCAATAACAATATTCGTTTAGATGGTTCATTACTTTTATCATTAGGAACAATAACGCTTACCAATGCCGATTTACAAAAAATAGCATTTATAAATACAGCAACGAGCAACATACAAACACAGATAAATACTTTAATAACTAATTCGGGTTCATTATCAGCAAATAATATATTTACTGGAACAACAAATCAATTTACAAATACTTTAATATTAGACGGAGCATTAAATTTAAATGCTAATGCTTTAGTTGTTCCAAATACTACTTTACAAAAGATTCAATATTTATCTACAGTGTCAAGCGACGTTCAGACACAGATAAACACTTTAACAACTAATTCAGTTTCATTATCAGCGTCCAACATATTCACAGGAGCAACAAATCAATTTACAAATACTTTAAGATTAGA